GATGTTCATAATTCTTACATTTGAGTTCATGCGTATTTCAGTTTTATCGGTAATACCATTTAACCGTTGTGTTATGCTTGGATTGAAGAATCCGAGCATACCGCCAGTTATATGGTTCTCACGAACTTCGTTTGTTATACGTGAACGGACACTCATAAAGTCATCATAATATCCACCAACATTACCCTCTAAATAATTTCTAATATCTCCAATATTTTTATCCCAACAATACCTTTTAAATCCTTCAATAGTTAAGGGTATTTTAGACGGGTCTGTTTTTCTATCGCCATTCTTGCCAACATATTGGATTGTTTCCCAATTTTCGGCAAGGTCTTTCAAGTTTTCTTTATAACCAATCCAAGCTGTCCACAGTTCATCAGAAGTTTTGAAAATTCTAGTCGGGTGTATGTTTCCGTTTTTTGCCATTGTTTTCTTGTTTTTGTTCTGTTTTGACGTTGTTTATCAGTACTTGTTTAGCTGTAACTAAACATTGGTAACATGATTCATTAAACATGTAGCCGTTTGATATTTTTTTGTATTCTTCTTGAAGTAACTTGAAATTTCTTGATTCAAATGCTTCTTCAATTTGGTTTTGAGAAAGATTCATATATAAAAATAATTAAGTAAATAAAAAATGGAATTGATAATTCGAAATAAGCGAAAGGTAATGTTAGCCAAAAAGAGAAACAAGGTTTGCATTCAAAAATTTTAAAAGAGGTGTCGAGTGGTTTTATTTTAAACAATCTCTTTACCCTGTAAGGTAGATATTGGTCATAAACTAGGAAAAATGTTAAGAAAGTCGAGAAGATAAATAACATTGTTTCAATTTTTGTTCATATTTTTTTTTAAAATTTTTGTCGAACAAAATACGTTCTTGGCATATTTTTGTTCGATAA